GTTTGAGCGTGAGTTCTTCGCTCATGTCTTATCAGTTAGGGGAGACAATCGCCTTAGCGGACGCAGGGTCAGCCGCAGCCATTTCCTTAGCCTGTGCCATCTCTTCAACAGCGATAGCAGCCTTGGAGGTGACTTCGTATTCCTTGATGTCCAGTTCGCGATCCTTGATGGCCTTCTCGAGTTGAAGCTTGAGTTGATCAAGTTGGGCCTGCATCTGTTCGATACTGATGTGACCTGTAACCTTGGTAGACGAGGTTTGAGCAACAGCTTCTTGCACGGCAACCTTGCGTTCCTCGAGTTGCAGTTCCTTCATCTTGATCGGATCAGGCTGAGGTGCAAGCAGGGTCTTCGGATCAGTCAGGAACAGTTGAGCGTCCTTGATACCGAGCTTCTCGAGCACCTTGGACTGCAGGGCAAACGCGTTCTGCTCGGTGTACATACGGGCCATCTTGGGGTCCTGAGAGAACGCCTGATGGGCCTTCATGTACTTCGTGGCATCTTCAGCTTGCGAGGCGGCGCCAAGGTGCATCTCCACGGTACAGGTGACTTCCTCGGTCCACTCTTCAACAGAGACGGGGACGAAGTTGCCAGCGACACGGAGAACCTTCTGCTGCTTCTCGTTCTGGATGACCAGTCGGTAGACCTCGAGGTACAGAGGCTTGATGAACTGGTTAGCGAAGTTGCGGGCCATGATCTTCTCGCGTTGCTGCGAGAGGGACACGAGACCTTCAACCATGCCTTGCGAGTTCTGCTTCGACAGGGCATCCTTATTGAGACCTTGGGACAGCTTCGAGACACCAGTGACCTCTTCCTTCTCCTCATCGAGAAGCTGAAGCGTCTGGAACACGAAGGGATTTAGCCCAGGCTGCGGGAGCGGGATGAGACCATCAGGACGCGTGACGTTGACCAGACCACCAATGCGGTTCTCTAGGAGTTCCTTGGGGTTCGTCAGGGCACCCTTCACAACCATCATGCGGGGGTTGTTGGTGATGACCGTGTGGTCGAGGATGCCTCGGGTCAGGACCGTGCGGGCGTTCTGCGTGGGGATCACTCGGGCCGCGTAGTTCGAACCATAGAACGCATGGGGAACCGGGGTAGGACAGAAGTGCAGGAAGGGCTTCTTCTCTACCTGTTCCTTGTCGAGGATCACCGAACCTGCCGAGGTTACCTTCCAGAGCTTCGTGAGGCCCGTACCGTCCATATCGAGGTACAGATAACTCTCGTGAACTAGGACACCCTCGGAAGCCTCTTGCAACTCTGAGTCTTCTTCGTTGAGCAGGGACGCCCCGATGTCTTGGAACCGGGTGATCTTCTCGGGGTCCATGTTCAAGGTATCGTCCGACCCCTCACCGCTAATCTCAGCGATCTTCTTCGGGTCGTAGCCTTCCTTCTTCAGGTCCGACTTGGTCTTACGGGTTCTATGGGAGACGAACTCAGCGTCCTCAATCGAGGAAGCCGTGGAGGTGATCAGGAACTCTTCGGGAGGGATGTTGACGATCTTGACCTGTGAGCGGTCAACCTTGCGGGTGAGCGTACCTTCGCAGAGGCCTGTTTCTTCGTCGTGCTCGATCTCGATACTGACCACATCCGGCTGTTCAGCGAGGAGATCCGCCTGTTCAATAGGGATGTCGTTGAACGTCTCTATGACTTCCTCGTCACAATCTTCCCAGTAGACCTTCACGATTCCCACGCGGGCGATAAGGCCATCGTGGATCAGTTGGGAGAAGATGCTGTACGAGTCGTTCTGCCTGTGGACCACATAGTCCGCATAGGCCGTAGCGATCTTCATCGCGTCTACATCGTTAGCCGTCTGCGGATCGAAGGAGACGATGTTGTTTCCTGCGGAGAACGTCTCGAGCAAGACGGCCTTGAGGGACTCCACGGCATCGAAGACATCCATAGAGACGTACTTACTGTTCCCTGCGTGCGAGGGAGCAGGCTTGGTGCCTTGGTAGTAATCAAGCACGTTCTGGCGCTCGTCGGAAAGCTTGGAGTCGTAGTAGACCGACGAGGTCTTAATCTGCCTCTCGACAAGGACTGCCAACTCTTCCTTCGACACCGGCTTGAACTTGTCTGAAGCTTTAGCCATTGTTTAAATCATCTCAAAGTAGAAGTCATCGGTAACCGCGATGGGTACGTAGTGACCTTCGTGAATAAAGTTCGCAATCGCTAGGGACATCACGCAATCATCGAAACACCCTGCTTCCGCCTCTAACTTTCCATCGTCTTTGACTACATAAGTCATACACTCACGGAGGGTGAGCTTGTCGTTGACTACGATGTCGTTCTCCCGCAGTGCTGCGCGGAGTTTGTCGATAATGAGAGGCTTGGTCTTGACCGTAGTACGGAAGCCGTAGGTCACGGTCTCCGCTTCGGTCTGCTTGTCCACTTGCGTTTCGAAGTAGATATTTGGGTACGCAAGGTCTTTGCCGAGGCGCGTTGCTGTGAGAATGCCGTGGTTGTTGTTTTCCACTGCGATCTTGGCTGTGTTGAAGAAGTAGCCCAGTTTCTCTAGGACGGTCGCAAAGTAATCAGGGTGAACCTGAGACCTGTAGATGCCTACCTGTTGTTTCTTGCTGTCCAGGATCTGCGCTACGGACCAGTCTCCACCTCGGACACCCATGGCAACGTCTGCGCCAATGTAGTAGGTCTCCCCGGGCTGATGGTGCTGATAGAGCAGGAGAGACCCTCTAGGAGCCTCTTCGAACTCTTCGCTGATTAGCTCGAGCCTGGAGACAACCTCAGGGGACTTCTCGATGAGACCTTGGAGTTGCTGCGGGTTGAATACGGGACGCCCAGAGGTCAGGAAGGCTTCGTCAGCGTGGCACGGGTATTCCTGCTGGAATAACTCGAGGCCGTTGAGGGCAATCTTGCGGCGACGGAACATCAACTGCTCGTCATCGAGACCATACTTCTCGACTAGCTTGTCTTCCTCAGGGGTCCGTTCGAATCCCTTAGGAACTGCTACTCGATACTCCTTCTGGATGAACCAAGGAATGAACACAGCCTCGTATTCGTTGGTACCATTGACTGCATTCGTCCAGATTTCATGGAAGGGGTTTCCGATCCCGTTGGCCGTGCTCTCTACGAACACGAAGGTGCCTGGGCTATTCGGAATGGCCTGCGTGAGGCCGTTAATGTTGTCCCTCGCGGTCGCAGGGGGATAGAAGGCAGCTTCGGACAGGTGAGCCAACTGAATGGTTTCACCACGCCCGATACCCTCACCGCCTGCAGTAGCCACCATGTAGGAGCTATCTAGGAGGTCGAATGCGAGTTCTTTCCGCGAGGAGTACTTCGTGTGGGGCTTGAGGATCTCAGGGCACTGTTCGTGGTACCGTTTGGTCATGTCGAACAGCGCCTTCGTGGACTCTCCCAAGTGGGTCATAACGATGGCTTTGGTAGCCTTGTGCTGCGAGGTCCACCAATACAAAAGCCCTTCAATTATGGTGGAGAGGCCCTGCTGGCGTCCCTTAAGGACAACCACGCGAACCCTTCCGGTTCTCTGAAGTTGGTCAATGACCGTCTTCATGAAAATCTTTTGTGCCGCATTAAGGACGAGGGGCGCGATAGTCCCCTCTTTCGTTCGGATTTTCAGAGCATGTCTAGCATAGAACTCGAAATCTTCGTAGAGCCTTTTGCGGACCGCTCTTTGATCACTCACTTATCCAAATCTCCTGCAATTTCACTAAGAAAGTCTTCAGCCTTCTTAACAGTCACGTTGGTCTCCGCTGCGGGCTTCGCCATCGACCACTCAAGGACAGTCCGAGCGAACGCAAGTTTGTCCTTGGGCAGAAGATCCTTTCGGCGCATTTCGGTGACCACGGTTTCAAATGCTTCCCGAGCCGCTGCATCCTTCGGGATCACGATTCCTTTGTCTTCCATAGCTTTCACAATTACCTTCGCCTCAGCCGCAGCCTTGGCAATCATTTTCTTTCGACGGTACGCAGAGAAGCCATCAGTGGCCCCTCGGGGACGGCCAGCTTTCGCATGGGCAGCCTTGCGCCACTCAGCTAACTGAGCGCGTCCCTCGGGGGTTTCAGCCATTACTGCGAACAGGGGCTTCTTTGACTTTGGTGTTCCCTTTGGCCGGTTTGCTCGTGGCTTTTTCGGTTGCTGCTCCAAGAGTTCCCTCCAGTTGAGATACACGGTCACCAATCGAGCGGAGAACCGCTTTCAAGGTGGCATCAGACGATGGGTATAGGCCTTCATGGGGAAGCCGAAGCAACACTTCGGTCCCAATCACAGCCTTTTCCTTATCAGTTAGAAAACTCGACGCGTAGACTTCATCAAACGCCGAGAGAATGGACAACATTTCGGTTACTTTCATTCAGTTTTCCGGTAATGGATCATGTGTTCGACCTTCCGGTCCATGAATTTCTGTTCGGCCTCAGTTGCGTTAGCACGTGCAGCCTTGAAGAGCGCTTCGCGAGCCTCCGGGGACTTAAGCGTAGCCATCTTTGCCACAGTTGCCTGCACAGACTCCGTAGGGGCAGCCTGGAAGGTCTCTTTGGCGTAGTTCTGACGGTTAGCAACACCACCCTTGTACTTGGCCTTACGGATCTCGTCTTCGATAGACAGTGCACCGGGGCCAATGGATTCCGAAAGTATCCCTTGGGAACTACCAGCAGCTTGAGCAGGCTCACGGCCACCGTGGATCGCCTTGAGACGGTCATTGATACCGTAGAACTTGTCCTTCTCAAGCTTCTTGGTACCCTTGCCGAGGAACTGAGCAACATCCCGAGCATTCTCAGGGGACTCCGCTGCATACTTCGTCAGGGTGTCCTTGACTGCTGCGATGTGGCTTGCGTCCTTCGGGTCGATGTCCACGTGTCCGAGCACGGTTTGCACGGCACTCTTCTGGTCCCAAGCATCCGGGAATTCGCCGTTGGCAGCCTTAGCGGCACCTTCAGCATGGGCCTGAGCCGTAGCTGCTTCTTCAGCAGCCTGGGCCTTGGCAGCGCGTGCACTAGCGTTAGTCTTCACCCGCGCGTTGATACGGGCTTCAAGACGAGCCTTAGCGGCAGCTTCAGCAATGGCCGGATCAACAGGGGCCACAGGAGCCTCCCGTACCGGGCGGTTCTCTGCGTTAGCTGCAACACGACCAGCGAGACGATCACGAGCAGCCTGAGCAGCCTGGGCCTGTTGAGCCATAGCCTGAGTCTGAGCAGAACGTGTATCAGCAGAGTTAGCCTGACGAACCTGCAGGGAATTCTCGAGGTTCCCCTGAGAAGCCTGAGCGCGTGCTTGCTGTGCCCGAACTTCCTGTTGTTGTGCAGCCAGACGTTCAGCATTGGCAGCTTGGGAATCCGATTGGCGCTGTTGGGTGTACATATCCCTACGCTTCTGGATGTCCTGAGCACGTTGAGCGGCAGCCTTAATATCAGCAGCCTTCTGTTTCTCCGCATCAGCTGCGGCCTTTGTGGCAGCTTTCTCCGCATCCGAGGACGCTTGATCTAGTGCCTGACGGCCCACACGCGTACCAAAGGGAGCCTGAGAGGCCTGCAGGGCGGACTTCGCATCCACAGCCGCCTGCCCCATCTGCTGAAGATCCTGAGCGGACTTTGCAGCCGCAGAGGGACCAAGTTTCTTCGAGGCCGCTACAGCACCCTCATAATCCTTCAGGGCCTTGCTGATATTCGCTGTACGATTCTCACGGCCACCTAGCATGTTCAGCACCGAGGTGCGGACAGGCTTCAGGTTGAGGAGTCCTCCGATACCCGGAACGAACCCAAGAGCGCCGTTGTCTACAGCCATACGAGCAGCAGACGCGAGAGTGCCAGTATTCGCGGGCTTCGCTGCAGTCATAGCCAGAGTGCGTTGCTGCATCTGGATAGCATCAGCCACTGCGTGACCCTGAGGAGATGTACGGAGCGCAGAGATAGCCTCATTGTCCATACTGCCACCACGCTGCAGCGCATTCAGGAGACCCTGACGCTCGGGACCGGGGTCGATCTTGCGGATAGCGTCTGCAGCCTTCTGGGTGTAGCTGTTGGCGAGAGCGTTGGCATCCTTGGCACCTAGAGCCGTGCCACCTTGAGTCTCTCGGTTCTGAAGACCATGGAGACCTTGTACGATCTCAGCGTCCCGTGCGGCCTCAACATCGCCTCCTGCCTTCTTGATGAAGGAGTTCCCGAGTTGCTCCGAGGTGTGCTTGTTAGCAGCACCCATAACTGAACCCGGCAGCGCACCCATAGCCATATAGGCCGAGGCATCACTGAGGTTCATCGGCCCCTGGCTGCGGCCTACGTAGTTCGCTGCACCTTCTACAGCCCCGGCTCCTGCACCAGCCGCCACCTTTGCGAGGCGACTAGCAGTTGGAACAGCCTTGACAGCCGCATTAGCGAGGGACGCCTGACCCAGACCGGGAACGAGGACAGAGCCAAGTTCACCAGCAGTGGTCGCAGGCCCCTGAGCGTCATACATATCCTTGACACGCAGTTGCGCGTCTTCGAACGAGCCTCCATTGACGGCTTGACTGAGGGCAGGCTGCAGGTACTTCTTGTAGCCGCCGAACGTGAGACCGTTGGCAACACCCAAGAGACCACCCTTGGCAGCCCCTAGGGGGTCCGTCTTGGCTTGGTCTATAGTCTTGCTTGCAGTGTCAGCAATAGCGTTCCCAATGCCCTTAGCGGTATCAATAGGGTGCATCGCAGCGTTCCCAATAGCTTCCCAGGTACCCGCAGGTTTCGCGGAAACCGGGGGACCCACGAGGGAATCCTTAGGAGCATCAGGATTCTTGGTGGCAGCAGGTGGTGCCGACGCGGAATCCGTAGGAGCAGCGGGATTCTGGCCTTCAATTGGAGCAGCGTCCCACCAATTGCCGCCACCTTGGACCCTTCCGGCCACCTGATCACCGTACTGCAGCGTATTAGGGGCACCTGGGTTCCGTGGGTCACTTACTGCGATACCCTTCTTGGCCTTTTCTATAGCTCCCGGACCCCCGTAATACCCCACAGCGGTCAGCTTAGGGTCCCCCCCGGCGAGATCATTCAGTTTCTTGAGGTATCTGACACCTGCCCGAGCGTTATGCTCCGGGTTATTGATGTCCCAACCCTTGTCAGCCACTTCGTTGAACGTATCAGGGAGGATTTGCATCCCACCCACGGCGCCAGCATTGGAAGTCTTGGTATTCTTTCCACCACTCGACTCCTGATGATAGACACTGCGGGCGAGATCCGCGACTGCGGGGGAAGCACCTTCAGCATCTGACGCAATATCAATCGTGCTTGCTTTGGGAGCAGCTTCCCACCATTCAGCCATTACGGTTTCCTTCTAGTTGAACCGTCAGGCGCCCTAAAGAGGGAACCCGAGGGAAGCGCGGCGTAATCCGCTTGAGAGTTGATTGCAGGAGCGGTGCTCGCCGTGGCAGGAGCAGGCGCGGTAGGTTGCGTAGCACCCCCCTGGGCATTCACGACTTGATCGGAGTACTTTTGAGCAACCCGGTGCAAGGCTTCCTTGTTGCGGGCATACCAGTCTTTAACCACCGCAGGATCAGCGCCCTTGGCAGGGACATTCTGAGAGAGCAATGCCACGTCCTTGTCCGACGCCGAACCCGGGAGTTGCTTGATGTGCTCAAGAATCCCTTGGACGTTAAGTTCACCGATCTGCTGGTTGTCGATAGCGACTTGGGGATCAATAGCGCCCGCGATAGCTCCACCAATAGAACCGGTAGCAGCAGCGGCACGATGGGCGTTACCGTAGCGCTCAATTGCAGGGCCAGCCGCGTCGAACTTCGTGATAGCCTCGTTGATACTATCGAGACCAGCCTTGGCCTTATCCGCCTTAGCACGGTTCTCCGTATCAACCTTGCCCTGCTGTTGGAAACCAGCGGAAGCCTGGAGCTTCATGATGGCAGCCGTGGTTGCGTCGAGTTTCTGTTGGTTGAGGAACTGTGCAACGTCCGCGTTCTTGACGACCTTCTGGGTCCCGTTGGCGAACTGCAGGAGCGAGAAGGCCCCATCGGCCAGCGGGGTTACCTTGGGCTGATTGAGTTCCCGGTCCTTATCAGTCTTGGCGTCGTAGGCGTTATTGAAGCCCGTGACACCATCCGCAAGGCCTTCCTTCAGGTTCTTCGCACCGAGGAGAGCAGCGCCACCGTTGATCAGACCGTCATAGATCGAGTTCTTATCGCCTCGAGCCTGGAACCTGTCCATCATGCTAGGACCTTGGGGAGCCTGGGGAGCCATAGCGGCACCCATAGGCCCCTGGGGAGCCTGGGGAGCCATGGCCTGATCCATTGGACCCTGCGACTGTGCCTGTTGTTGCGCCCTGAGGGCCTCGAGGACGTAAGGGGGAACCTGCTCACCTTCAGCGGGGTCCCCTGCGTTGACAGGAGCTACGTCGGGGTTCGTGCCGCCCATGGCTTGCGCAATGAGCGAGTAGTAATCTTGGGGGTTATACGCCATGAGTTTCCTTAGCCGTAAGCATCGACGCTATCGAATGCACCAGCGCCTGTTACGTTGTTATAACCACCCTCAAGCCCCGGCATCGCCGCAGTGGTGTTATTGAAACCACCAAGCTTCCCGTAAAGACCCGCACCAGTCGCTGCACCACCGAGGGCACCTTGGAGAGCCGCGCCGCTATTGGCAACCGTGCCTGTAACACCTGCACCACCATAGGCACCACCAATGATCCCCATGTACTTCGCAAGGAGATCAAGGTTCGTGTTCTGGCCTTCGGTGTACGCTGCCTTGTTGGCATCAAGGTTCGCTTGAGCGTTGGTCTGGTAGACCTGTCCAGCAGCGTTGAGTTGGTCGAAGTTGTTACCGTTCGCCTGTTGGGCACCTGTGAGGGAACCAACACCTTGACTATAGGCAGTGCCGAGTTGTTGATTGACGTTGCCAGCGAGGGCTTGCTGAGTGTTGTACTGCGATTGAGCCGTGCTGAGACCTGTGTTGAACAGGTTGCTACGGATACTCGAAGAGATGTCAGCGAGACGATCCGATGCACCACGTTCAGCGATACCTTGGGCCACTCCGGTACGCGTGGAGTTCGTGTTGCCACTACCAGCAGCCGCGAGGTTCAATGCGGGAAGCTGGTTTTCATTCAGGTTCCGCACAGTGTCCCGAGAGGCCGCGTCGATCATCGAGTCAGCATACGGGCTGTTGGCGTACTGATTAGCCGTATTCAGGAAATTCTGAGTCTGGTCCGTACCGGCCTGATTGATGATGTTCTGGGCGTTCTGGCCGAACTGCTGGCCGTAGCCAAGCATCGAGGTCCCGCTGTTGTACAGGCTGTTCGCTATGTTCTGGCCTTGGTTGCCAGCGAACGCTGCGGTACTATCTGCACCCTGGGTGGTGTACGGGTTGAGACCCGCTACACGTTGACCAGTGTAGGCACCGGTAGATGCCGCATCGAGCAGCGGGCCTGCCTTATCGTAGCCACTAATAATGTACGGCTGCGCTTGGGACCACGGCGAATTGGCCGCTTCTGCTGCTGCTACTTGACCATCGGAGGAGGTCTTTGCGGCCATGTTGGAGGCAACACCCCCGACCACTGCCCCACCCACTGCTGCTGCTACTCCCCACGGCATACGGACTCCTTCTTGATTAGTACTTCGTCCACTTCGGAAGAATCCGTAGCGTCAGTAGCGTGAATGCAGTACCACACCACGTCTTCGAGGGCGGTAATACTGTGATGGACCCCTGCCCTGATCTCGATACACGCAGGCGCGGTGTATTCAGCCACGCTGTCATCCGTGCGGACGATTACGTGGCCCTTGGAGAGAAGGCTGAGGTGGTTGTAGGTGTGTGCGTGCGAGATTGCCTCGTACCCTTTCGGGAGAGACATCTGCTTTGCGTAGAGACCATCAGAGAAGAAGTGCTTGGTTAGCAAATCGACTTCAAAGGTCCCCTCCAGTTCGTTGAACCGGTCGGTTACGGTGCTCATTAGAGAATCGGTCGTTAGGCTCGATACAGACGATCATTGCAATACGATCAGTCTGGGAGTCATTGATGACCCAGTGAGGCACATCGTTCCGAAACCAGTAGACTTCACCGTCTTTCGGAGCAATAGCCCCATCGGGGAAGTTGAAGGTCGCACCAGAGTTGTTGAGGATCGGCACGTAGTACTTGTCGTAGTACTCCGCATGCCACCCATGGTCAACGTGAGGGTCGATACGGCCACCTGGGGGAACCCTCGTGATGAGGACCCCACCGAGGCGCTTGGCCTGTACTCTTTCCATCAGTTCGGTAACGACTGGGAACACCTCGGGCATCTCGAAGGAAACCGGATACCACATAGGTTCGTGTTCATCACAGAACCCCGTCATATCACCAGCCTCGAGGTGAGGCCTGACATCCTTGTAGCGAACCCATATGTCTCGCATTTGGGTGTGCGGGGACCCATAGGCAGACCCTCGGAAGTCATAGAGACCAAAGAGGTCCGGGTTGTTACACAGCCGGTCCCTCAAAGGTGCGACATTGAAGTCATTGGCGATAAGACGGAAGTTCATACTCTCTCTGTTAAGGGTCAATCAAGGTACGTGTACGCCTATCTGCTCGAGGGCAGCCACGAGAGACTGGATGGTCCGCTCCAGTTTCTTCAGTTCCTCAGTGAGAAAGAGAACCTGCGACTGGGCATTAGTCGGAACACTCGCACGTACATATTTGGTGATGGGTGTGGTGTAGATCATCTGCGACTCAGGGCCTTGATGTCGAAGTCCATACCGGAGAACTGGAAGTTACTGATCGAAGCTGTGCTCACCTTGTAGGCGAGGTAGCGGCCTGCGACCATCATGTCCAGCTTGTACTCTTCGGCAGGGTTATACGTCTGACTCGAGCGGTACACTGCGGCCTGCTTCGGAAGGTCAGCAGACCCCACTTCGAACGTGAAGGAACCCGTGGAATCCTCAAAGGAACACTGAGGAACGATGGACTGGACCAATTTGTACCCTCGAAGGGTCGTGGGCAACCCTGCGTTATCCAGGTCGATACCTGTACGCTCCACATAGGCAGGCTTCAGGACCTCTTGGTTAGCCGGGAGATTAACCAACCCTGCGGTCGGTAAATCCACAGCGAAGACTCGCGTATCTGTGACCCCTGCGTTCTGATCGGCAACCGAGAGCATGATGGGCATCTTCGGAGTGATCCCGAGGAAGCTCGTGTAGCTCGTGTTATACAGTTCGTAGGTGTCCGTTACATCCGGGAAGGAGTTCTTCACCAGTGAGGCGTTCGCTTCAGCACCCCCAATGACATTCGGGAGATCCATGAAGGACCACGTGTCATTCTTGTAGTTGTAGATCGCGGCCTGATTACAGAAGTCGGCATTGACGAATGCGGCCTCATCCTGCAGTGTTGGGTAGCAGAAGTGGATCAGGTTGGCGACCGAGTCATGGACCACGAAGCACGAGGTCTGCCGGGTGCGATCCAAGGTGTTGTAGATTGTGCGGCGAACCCGGCTGTCACTGATGGAACTCTTGGAGAGACCATCGTGGACGTAGATGTCGTTCTCACCGAAGACGAAGTGCTTGCCCTCGACCTCTACGACACAGTTCGTGTTGATGATGCCGCCCTCGAAGGGAGCCTTGCGGAACCCAAAGACCGCCGAGTCCCCCCGGTACTCCACGTTCCACACTTGGGACTGGTTGTAGACCACGAAACCACTACCGAGGACCAGACCATCACGGATTGGGGATCGCATCTCAGAGATGACGTTCTCACCCGCTACATAGTTGGTGTTCGAAGGGTCCCAATTGATCGTTGAGACCGCAGCCCCGTACTGGATCGGGTTACACCACTTGAACATCGTGGGGTACTTCACCCCGTTCTTGTCGATATTCATCATGATGGCGTAGTCCAGGAACGGACGGACCACCGCTGCGGTATCTGTGGCTACCCAGTCCCCTC